TATGATCTCATGGATGAGAAAGAACTAGAGTATTGTGCTGCGATCAATCGTCTGATGTTCAATTGGAAGAAAGTCACTGGTTCCACAATCAATTTACCTTGGTCTAAGGTTCATGTCGATTTTGTGGATGAGTCAGGTGGTTCAAGAGCTGAAGCTATCAATGCGTTGGAGAAGTTCTTCGGGATGGATGATCCTAGAGAATTGGAGCCAATCACTAATGCTGATATTGTTTCTACTCATCAACCTGGTGTGTCTTTTTCCTACATCTATGGCGAGATTGCTAGTATAGACTACTAGAGTTCGTGTTCCAATTACCATCGATTCAATGGCTGCTGACGAAGGTCGTAATGTTGAGCGTTTTGTGGCTCCCCCTCCTGGGGAACCTGATATTTCTTTGCCTGGTAGACATGAGATGAGGATTCGTATTGCCTTGCCTGATGACAAGAGTATTGAGAAAAGGTGCAGTTTACGGTCGACGCTTTTCGATTATCTCAACGGATGTGGTAGAGTTGAGATGGAATACATCAATATCCGATATGTTTGTACAAGAGCAGGTCAACAAGTCGGTGCTGGTCTAACCAATGCTTCTGCGGAATATTCTGCTGCGCAGGTAGGCATGATGCCTGGTAATTTCCGTGTTTTTGCGAATGCCATGAATGTCGGTGACATTATGGAGAAAAAGTTGATGATCCCTGGGAATCTGTCGAAGCAGATTCAGCCTGTATCATCTCTTTTGCCGGATTTCGCATTTTACATCATCAAGGATGCTGCTGCTTGCGTTCTGATTGAATTTGTCCTGACTGTTTACGGTCCGGTAATTCATAATGATGATGTGACGTCATTGAAATGACTCGAGGCGGATGAAGTTGAGTCTTCGTCCACACTTGATGGCGCTGCTAATGCTGTTGCACTGCATGTTGAAGAGGTTGAGCGAGAGGATGTTATCCCGTCGATCGTTTCAGTTCCACCGAAAGGTGAAGATGAAGTTGTTGTTGAGAATGCACTTGGCGATTACTCTGGTCTTTTTGATTGATTCTAAGGTTGCTGCTGTTAGCGCGACTATTGAATCATGTTTGTTTTGTTTCCTATCACTGTGTAGTATTAC